CGTCAGTCTTGAACAACTACTGAAAAGATTAGAACAAGACGATAAACAGTGTGTCAGTTGTGTGGAGCATATCAAAAGTCTGATTGAAAAGCGGGATGAGTAACAATGTTTCAATACTCACTAAGAATAAGAAACATATTGAGCGAAATAATCCTTTACTTATGTCTAGAAATTTGATAGAATGGTTATAGTGAAAAGGAGAGATATCATGGAAAACACTTACTGGGACGGAAACGGCAAATACGAAGATAGGGTCGCGGCTCTTGATAGAGTTATCGATGACCTCCTTGGTGATAAAAACCACATCACCAACAGCGAGAAGCAGAATGGTAAGCACTACCATATCGAGATGTTTCGTCGTGCCAAATATGCGTACTATCGTATGTTCAACGACGGCGACTTCCCTCGCACCTTCGCTCGTGATCCCGAGTGCCGTGGCTTGATCGCAAAGGATACGAATGGTCAGTGGTGGGAACCTGCGAAGGTCGCCGTCGAGGGTGCGCTCAATAGGCGTATCGAGGCTGCTTGGCAAGAGTGTCTCAAGAACGGATACGTCCGTGACTCCTTCGGCAACGTTGCGGAGGCTGCGTAATGAACGTCACTGAGATCTCAATCGATCGGTGTGTGGCGTTCTATCTAATGTCTTCATACCTTTACTATGAGAGAGATACGAACGTTCTGAGTGATGGTGAGTATGATACTCTTTGCCAGCGGCTCTTGGCTGAGTGGAAAGATATCACTCATCCTCACAAAAAATTTCTCAAAAAAGGAAGTCTAAAAGCCGGAACTGGGTACAATATCAAAAAGTATCCCACGATGGTCAAGAGTGCTGCTATGATGTGGAAAGAAAACTCTTGATTCCCTTTACAAATGTCTAGAATCAGTTATAATTAAAATATGATGAGAGGAGAAAATATCATGGAAAACGTAATTAAACTTTCTGGGTCTAAAAAATCAATCGAACTTTCTGGTGATTCAGCGAAGAACTATTTGATATTCCACGAAGTTATCAGGAATTATTTACCTGATCTTGCCAAAGCTGTTGACAGTGGCGATGTTGATTGTGATGATTTAAATATCCCAAGATTGTTTGAAAAATGCGTCGCTATGGAATCTGGTCTCACTTGGGCTAACGAACAGGGCGAACTAAGGCTCAACTATGATTTAGTTGAAGATCAATCGGATGTTAAAACGAGCAGCGTTTCTGCTAAAACAGAAAATGGACATGAATATATCAAAGGTGTGATTTCTAACACTGGTGGCAAAAAGGGAGATCTCCGATGTGTTGTGTATAACGACTTCACCAAAGCACTCGATTATTTCTTAGTGCCTCAAAAGCATATCAGAGCATATGAAACACATCATGGTAAAGGGAAGTATGTCATAAAATTGCAGTACAGCATCTTGAATGAAGACTACAATCAAGCTGAGGTATTCCGAGTCGATACGTTCAAAGATATCTGCAAATGATTGACGTTTACGACAACTGCTTTAATTATGCGACGCTACAGAGCTTTTGTAGCTTCATACAAAACTCGAACTTCTACACGGACGCAACCGACTTCGTGTTGCGCAAAGATGACTCGGTTCATAAGAGCAATATCCGCTCGAAATACTCGGCGGAGGATATGCGTAACATGGGTTGGTTTGATACACCGTTCTATCAGACCCTGTGTCAGAAATATGGCATCGATCGTAAACAAATTCTCAATTGCCTCGTGAACTGTGTGACGTCAGCCGATTATAATGTGATTCACACTGATGGTGGCCACCTCACTGTAATTTTATTCGCTAATCTAGACTGGAAACTTGAGTGGGGTGGCCACCTTTTGTTTATGAATAAGCAAAAAACTGAAGCTGAGAAAACTGTTTTGTTCAAACCAAACAGAGTTGTGGTATTTGATGGCGAACTTCCTCATGCTGCTATGACACCGAACGGCTGTTGCCCATATTTTCGATACACTTATGCGGTGCAATATCAATGATAAAACATTTTATAAAAATAGAGGATATAGATTTCCGCTCTGAGGTAAAAAGAGTGGACACGAGTCCGAGACGATATCCTAGAAACATTCTTTTGCCAGGATTGTACAAGAAAGTTGCCCTTCTTTTCTACGAACCATCAACGCGAACTAGCAGTTCTTTCTGGGCAGCTGCTCAAGATCTAAACTTCAGTGTGCTACCGATCAATCAGGTGCAATATTCCTCGGTTGCTAAAGGCGAAACTCTTGAGGATACGATACGAACGATAGGATCGTATGTCGACGGGATCGTATTACGTCACCCCGAAAAGGGTGCAGCTGCAGCGGCTGCTGAAGTTTCCCCAGTTCCGATTATCAATGCGGGCGACGGTGACGGTGAGCATCCTACGCAAACGATGCTTGACCTGTATACCATATACAAAGAGTTCGGGACTCTAGAAAACCTAGTGATCACTGTTATGGGTGATCTGAAGTATGGGCGAACGATTCATAGTTTGGTCAAGGCTCTAGGATCCAATAATAAGTTTCACTGCATATCACCAGAAGGCTTCGAACTTCCTAAAGAATATGGTGAGCATATGCATTCTAGCGATCCGCAGGATGCTGAGTATAGTCTCGGTCTCTCTGATGTGCTTTATGTCGTACGAACTCAGCGCGAGCGGTTCGATAAGCGCGACTATCTCAAGATGAAGGATAACTGCGTGGTCACTGAAAGTGTTGCTGATATGCTGAATGATAAAGCTATCGTCATGCATCCCTTTCCGCGCACTCACGAACTGCCAACGTGGTTTGATAGTGACCCTCGCGCTAGATATTTCCAGCAAATGGAGAACGGATTGAAAGTACGGAAACACATATTGAAGGAGGTGTTGTTGTGATAGACTGGAGTGAATTAATTTTTGTGATAATCTTAGTCGCAATGCTCGTTAATATTTTTTGGCTTCTTGGTGAAATTAGAAATTTGAGAAAAGTTATCGAGTCTTACATAAACAAGGATTATATAAATAAAGGTGGAAAGAACGGAGGTAGCTGGTAATGTATAGCGTCAACTGGGAAGGGTGGCAATATACTGGCACATGGGAAGGCAATGACAAAGATGGGCACGGTGAGATCAGTCATGAGCTCAAGGATCCCAATGGGAACAAAGTTTCTAGCTTTTCATTCAACTCAAATTACTTTCCTACTTTTCAAGATCTAGAGGAGTGGGTTGCGAAAAATGGGTAGTGTACGCAGAGATCCTTCATTGGGTGTTTTATTGGATGGGCTTCGCCCAGCCCAAAGGAAACTGATCAACCAAATTTTTCACTATGATAATCAAGGAATCCTAGAGTGGTGGGTAGACACACTTCCCCCCTCAAGGCAAAGACAATGTCGCGTTCTGATTGAGATGGTGCTAGCAGATATTGCTGTTATAGAATATGAAGATACGATATCTGATCTAGAGTTCGGCGGTCGTGAGTTGCTGAAAAAGATAGGAGTTCAATGCTGAATGAAATCATCGGCAAATCTTATTTCGCCGCTCCCATCAGTGTAGGATACCTTAACTTCCTGTATCACCGCATCGATATTTTCTTTCCAGTAATTCAGAAATTTGTGCACCCTTGGTAGCTCGGGAGTTATATCGTCGGTCTGCCAGATAAACTCTTGGATCAGGTGTGGAGGATCCGGCATATAATAGTAAACATCAATCAGAATTAAATTTTTTCGTAACCACATAGCAATATTATTTATCATGCGAGATATTCTTGAACGAGTAAATGCTGGAGAAATCGTAGTTTTCGATAACTTCGTTCCTGAGCACGTTCAAGATAAGATCGAACAGAAAATGAACGATGCCTCTTTTCCGTGGACATCTAGTGCCAGTTCCATAGGTTGGTTCAACCCATGGCAAAAAGATTATACAGAAAACACACCGAGTGTTTACGACACTCCTCAAATGTGTAATGGGGATCTACAAGATATAACCAGCTTGCTAATCAGCCCCGACTATTTTGAGGGTCACGAGCTTGTCAGAACGAAAGCCAATCTAAAATATCCGTATGAACATTTCGTGGACCATAGCGTTCCGCACAGTGATGGTTTCGGATTCGGTGTCGTTGGTCTATATTATGTAAACGAATCAGATGGTGATACGGTATTTTTCAACGAAAAAGTGCAGCACCCAGATGATGACTATGTGACTCCTACGATAAGGCAGAGGATCGCACCGAAAAAAGGAACGATGGTCTTCTTTCATAAGGGACTCCTACATGCTGCGGGGAATCCCTCAAAATATGCTCGAAGAGTTGTGATCAATTTTAATTTTGCTCCAAATAAGTTCACGTTCGTCAAGCAAATATGCGACTCACCTCATGGCACAAGGAAGCTCTCCGATCACTTGCTTGGAGTTTATAAATTATTACAGGAGGATCGTGCATCACAGGAAGTTTGTGATGCAGGTTTATTTCACTCGATATATGGAACCGAAATATATAAACACAAAACTCTCACCTCCCGCGACATTGTAAGAAGTATCATAGGAGATGAAGCAGAAAATCTAGCTCATATGTTTTGTGAGTTGAAATTGCCAAGAGAGAGGGCAATATATGAAATTGGCGATCCAAGAATACGATCTCAACTTTTGGATATACATGAAGCAAATGAGATCGAACAAGAGGATGATCATATGGGATTAAATTACGAATGGTTCTTTCCCACCATTTTTGCATGGGAAATGTTGGACTTTGATGTTGAGTCGCTGGAAAAGTATGCCTTTAAATTGAAAGAGGAAAGCCAAGGTCGTGAACTGTCGAACAGGGGTGGGTGGCAAAGTAGTGATCTCAACTTAGATGCTCCGGAGTTATCTGAAATAAGACCACTGATTGCTCACACTCTTGACGAGTACTGGTCGTGCCACAATTATCCAGGAATCCTTCGTTTAGATAATATGTGGATCAACATAAATGGCTCTCGCAACTTTAATGTTAAGCATGTACATCCCCAATCTATGTTATCCGGTGTTGTGTATATAAAGGTTCCGCAAATAGGTTATCCAGGAAACATTGTATTTGAAAATCCTAACAAAAATATTTTAGACAACTGTTGGGACTTCGCATCTACAGAACAGCAAACATATAGAAATGTGAATTATGAACCAGAGCCTGGAAAAATTATTTTGTTTCCCTCTTGGTGCATGCACCAAGTTGAATCAAATGATTCTAATGAGTGGAGAATATCCCTTTCATTTAACTCTCAGATAGATTATAATAATTAAATCATGACGGAGAATGAAATGGAAATAGCTAGAGAAGAACTGATGAAACTTTGGCGCACGAGTCCCTTTCAATGTTTCCCTTGGGAAACGGTGAAGCGTGTTGCGTCAAATCCCGCAGTAAAAAATGTTGAAGATCTAGAAAGGACTCTTCAAAAAATTGTGAGAAACAGGAGTAAAAAATAATGCAAAAGTTTATTGTTGATTCTTGGAACGTTGTAATGGACAACAAACTTAATCCTTTGAGCAACATCCCCGATTTAGCAGTTCGGCACATGGTTATGCAGATTCTTGCTTGGATGTGGTGCATTATATTTTCTTTCTATGTTGGCTCTTGGGTCGTTTTTGGTGTATCAGCTGTTGCTCACCTTCTAGTGATCGCTGGTATTTGTATCACTGTCGCAACTTTCAAAACAGCTCAAAAAACTAAATTCACTGGCGGTCTTGGAAGAGCTCCTGGTGGGGAACATGAATGAGGCACACATAACGAGGCTGATCGATAATTCCCAAACTGCTTTGAGGAATGCGAAGAGTGAGTGGGGTAAAAATTATTGGGAAACTGTGCTTCGTCATTTGCTTAGGAAGTACAGTCGGATGACGTGATGCGCTTACACCGCGACCAAATGATTGCGACCATTCAGAAGTTACTTCAAGACGGTGATGGTCGGTTTGAAAAGAAAGATCTACATGAGGCACTCGGTAGCAATGATCGTCGCACACGTCATGCTATCTATGAGGCTAGAAAACGTGGTATCGATTTAAAGGGACTCCGGCGAGGTGGGCATGCTGTTGAAGAGTATGTTCTACAAAACGGTTGGAAAACTCGAGAGGAATATGGACTTTGATTATAGGTGTATGTGGTTTCATCGGCAGTGGTAAGAATACAGTTGCTGAGTATCTGGTGGAAAAACATAATTTCGTTCCTGTAAGTTTCGCTCATGTGTTGAAGGATGCTTGCGCTTCTCTGTTCGGTTGGGATCGTGAGATGCTCGAGGGTAAAACTGAGGAGTCCCGTGTTCAACGTGAACAGGTTGATGAGTTTTGGGCAGAGCGTTTACAAATCCCTTGCTTCACACCTAGATATGCGTTACAGTATATTGGTACAGATATCCTTCGTGAAAACTTTCATAAAGATGTCTGGGTTATAGCTGCTGAAAAGCGCATCCAAAAATACAAGGATGTTGTTATTAGTGATGTTCGGTTTCCTAATGAGGTCAAGATGATCTATCGTAATGCTGGTGAACTTTGGATGGTGCGTCGCGGTTTACCCGAATGGTACGATATGGCTTATTATGAACCCAAACAAATGGCTGAAGAGTATCCTGAAGTGCACTCGAGTGAATATGCTTGGGTAAGAAATGAGTTCGATGTTTATATGGATAACGATGGAACTTTAGAAGAATTATACGAAAAGGTGGAGCGAGAACATGAACGTCTTTGTGCTTGATTATGATCCGAAAACTGCAGCCGAAATGCACTGCGATAAACATGTTGTGAAGATGATTCTCGAAACTGCACAGCTGCTTTCTACTTCCCATAGAATGCTAGATGGTTTCGAGTACATAGGCGAAAGTAGATCAGGTAGAAAAGCTAGACGCTGGCGTCTCACTGGTGAACGTGAGGTTAATCTTTATCAAGGAACTCATATCAATCACCCATGTTCTGTATGGTGTCGTGTATCCTCCGATAATTATGACTGGCTGTATAAACTTTTTATCGCACTCAATGAAGAATATACCCATCGCTATCGTAAAGTTCACAAGTGTATGACGATGGCTCCATATTTAAAGAGGCTTCCGGAAAACATCCCTATTGAACCTATGACCGAGTTCCCTCAAGCAATGCCCGAAGATTCCAAAGATGCCGACGCCGTCGAAGCATATCGGAATTACTATATAAATCATAAGAGAGCTTTCGCAAAGTGGACCAACCGAGCGATCCCCTCTTGGTACAGTGAAAGAGTGAAATATGCCGACGTATCTTATTAGAGACAAAAAAACCCAAAAAGTCGAGGAGATGTTTATGAGCATCTCCGAAATGGAAAAATACTTACAAGATAACCCTAACAAGGAACGAGCACCTGCTTCACCGCCCATAGTTTCTGGTGTAGCTTCGGCTCGCATGAAACCTGATCAGGGATTTCGTGATGTTCTAAGAAATATTAAACATCAAAACCCGAGGAGTAATGTCAACACGTGGTGACCGAACATTATGTGACGATACTCCCATAACACTTGGAGTAATATATGTCACAAGCTGCTGTAGCTGAATTTTTTGATCAATCCTTTCCAAACGAGTATATGAATCACCTTACTCGGAGAGAAAAAAAGCAACTCAGAAGAAAATCAAAAAGTTCAAAATCTAAACAGCAATCTGAGTTAATAAAACTCGAAAACATATACCCACTAACTAGAGGGCAGCAAAAAACTTTCAAGGCATATAATGAGGGCAAAAATCTAATACTACATGGTGTCGCTGGCACCGGAAAAACTTTTATCTCTTTATATCTAGCACTCGAGGCAGTGATAGAAGGAAGAGAACCAAGACCTGTTACTATAATTCGAAGTGTCGTTCCTACTCGCGACATAGGATTCCTCCCTGGAAAACTGGAGGAAAAGTCTGCAGTCTATGAAACACCATATGAGGCTATTTGTAATGAGATTGTTTCGAACAAGCAAGATTCTTATAAACACCTTAAGAACCGAGGATATGTTGAGTTTTCTACGACCTCGTTTCTCCGTGGTTTGACATTTAAGGATAACACAATTATTGTTGATGAGTGTCAAAATATGACTTTTCACGAACTTGACTCTGTCATCACGCGCATGGGCGAAGGCTCCCGTGTGATATTCTGTGGTGATTTTAGGCAGTCAGATTTATGGAGAGAGGATGAGCGTTCGGGACTAAATAGTTTCATGTCTGTCGTCTCTCGTATGAAGAGCTTCGAAAAGATTGAGTTCACTGAGGACGACATAGTCAGATCTGATCTCGTGAAGGAATATATCCTAGCGAAGTTGGAGGAAGGTATCGTGTAAAATATGTTTCGTGATGATTTAGTTGATATTGAAGAGATACATTCTTTTAATACAGATTCAGGTAGAGTTTACGAAACACCCGATGGTCACCGTTATCCATCGGTGACTACAGTTTTGGGTCGACGACCTGAAAAGTTGAAGAGCCTCATGGCATGGAGAAAACGAGTAGGAGAAGAACAGGCAAATAAAATATCAACACAGGCGTCGAGACGCGGCACTAAGGTTCACACCCTCATGGAAAATTATATTATGCATGGGCAAGAGCCAGACAAAAAAGAAATGCCAACGTCTCTTCTAGCGTTCAAAAGTCTGCGAAGAGTTATTGATGCAAACTTGGAAGTTGTTCGTGGAGCTGAGATAGGGCTATACTCACACGAACTAAAATTGGCAGGTCGTTGCGATTTAGTTGGGCAATGGTCTGGAAAAAATGCTATCATAGATTTTAAAACATCCCGTAAATTAAAAAAAGAGGAATGGATAGAAGATTACTTTTTGCAGTGTACAGCATACTCGATAATGTTTGAAGAATTAACAGGTATAGAAACTCCTGGTATTGTAGTTCTAGTTTCGGTCGACGATTACGATATGCCACAAATTTTTATGAAAAACAGAAACCTATACATAAACAAACTGCGAAAGATAATCGATGAAAACACTATTAACACTAGCACAACTGATGACACCGATAGAGGAGTTGCCTCCTAACTCCCCACCATTACAATTAGAGCAACCAGCTTATTGCGGACCTCTATCCGAAATCAATAACGAACTAAATACTGTTTATGAAGAAGTTCCCAGTATAATTTGGGGTGAAGACGGAACCGTAAGAAAGGGCATCTTCTACTTCAACGAAAAAAAGCAAACAGTCACAATAGTTTTAGCATACCCAAATGGAGTGGGATGCATAATTTCGTCTGGCAAAGTTAAATATAACTCAATGTTAGAGGAAACCAGTGATGATGTAAAAGGTGAGAAAGGTCAACAACTATAGGAGAATCATATGTTAAACTGGATAAAAGGTCGGATTATGGAAGGATCTTCACATCAGGGAGCAATAATTGCCGCTGGTGCTGCGCTCGTGCTTTTCGCAGGAATGCCATTGATGAAGGTCTGTTTATATGCAGCACTTGCTTGGGGCATATGGAGTATTATTAAATCCGAAATTTAATATCCCTTTACATATGAAAGTTCTTGAATTATAATTAGTTTGTTATCGTTGATTCGGAAAGGAATAAACGTAGCGGACTCGGGGGCAGTACCCGACGCCTCCACCAAAAGGAGATTAGAGTGGAAAAGATTTTAATAGGGGGTCAAGATGAAGAACCCCTTAGTACAGAAAGCAGGTAAATGGATGTTTAGAGCATATCTCGTTTGGAGTGTATGTGCTGACATAACTTTGCTTTCTGGTATAGTTTATCTGGTCTTCTTTTGATGGGGGCGAAATAGGATCGACGTGCGTCATAAAGTTTTCGATGAGATAACTCGCTGGTCGAGTGACCATAATAACTGCAAACGATAACTTTGCACCAATGGCACTAGCTGCATAGCACTAGTGTTCGGAGTTTCGGAGATGTACTTGGCAACAGAAACATCTCCACTAACCATGGGTGATGCCGTAATACATCCGCGAGGAGCCAACGGTTAGCTCCTCACCTTCCCTTTACAATGTAAACATAATGTGATATAATTTTCTCATGATAAAAAAAATGATCTTTGGTACTGCTGTTGTTTGTAGTGCGATAGCCTACTCACACAGCTCTAAGTCTGATGTTAGCATTTCGAAACTAATATCGGAAAAACAAATCGAATGTTTGACTTCTAATGTCTATCATGAAGCACGTGGTGAATCGATAGCAGGGCAGCTCGCGGTCGCGCTTGTTACGAATAATCGAAAGAATGATATTCGGTTCCCCAACACATACTGTGATGTTGTAAAAGAAGGTCCGGTTCGTGAGTCGTGGAAAACTAGAAAGCTCAAAGACATTCCCTCTTCCGACAGAATATATTATCCTGCCAAACATAAATGCCAGTTCAGTTGGTACTGTGATGGTAAGTCTGATAAGGTATATAATGAAGATCTTTGGAAAACTGCATACATGGTTGCATCTGCTGTAGCACAGGGTGTTGTGTATGACTTCACCGATGGCGCAACACATTATCATGCTGATTACGTTTCGCCAGACTGGGCTAAAAGATACCATCGTATTGTTAAGATCGGTCAACATATATTTTATAGAACAAGAAGATGAAACGCGATAAATTAAATCAGCACCTACATTGGACCACAACTATAACTGAAAAGATTATGTTGGGTGGAATAGGTGCACTGACTGTGGTCGCCGCATCACTTGAAGTGATGGGTATGTGGGAAAATAGAAACATAGAACTTGCTGACTTATTTTTGTTGTTCATTTATACAGAAATTGTAGGTATGGTGGGTGCTTACTATATCAGTCATAGAATACCTGTAACACTTCCCATTATCATTGCGATGACAGCATTATGTAGATTGATTATTCTACACAGTAAAGATGCTGATCCTTGGGTGCTAATAGCTGAGGCTGTCGCTGTTGTAGTTTTAGCAGGTGCTGCTTACATTATGAGCGCAAAAGAAAAAATTAGCCTGGAAAAAAAACGATTGCGAGAATCTAAAGAAAAATGAAATTAGAAACTTGCTTGAAATATCTAAAAGAACTGGGAGCCGATAAGATCCCGCACGGAAGCGGAACTCTTCTTGAGCATCTATCAAGGACATATGACTATCTCGTTTTAGAAGAGCAAGATGAGGATGTATGTTTCGCTGGTTTATTTCACAGCATATATGGAACAAAATATTTCACACACGAAACAACTAATGATAGAGAGGCTGTACGAGATTTAATCGGAAAGAGGGCTGAGCTCCTCGCTTGGAAATTTTGCGCTTTAGATAGAACTAAATTTAATTGGGAGGATCCTGACGCAGAGGATTTATACACCATTCTTGAGGCAAATAAGGTGACACAAAATGTTTGATCAGGTTATGTTTTACCACGATGGTGTTCTAGCGAATGATGATGCTGTATCACTTTCGAATGAATTCCACCAGGATACAAAGTGGAAATCAAACTGGCGAGCTGGTGAGGACCTCGAGCAATGGCATTGGCATCGTTCTATTTGGCAAGATCAGAAACAAATGCCAGAAGTTTTAGATGATGATATGAATAAAGATCCTCTCATCAAAAATTTATGGAATCATGTAAATGAAAGATTGGTAGAAGTTTATAAACAATCCTTCAGACCAGTTCGTGCATACGCTAATGCACACACATATGGAGTAGATGGCGCAATCCATATGGACGATGGTGATGTGACTGCAATATATTATCCTGCTCAGGATTGGGATCCCGAATGGGAAGGTGGCACTGGTTTATTTACTGAGGATGGTGACTGTATAAAATATTGCCGCTATCGTTTCAATAGAATGCTTGCGTTTCCAGCGGAAACAAAGCACAAAGCAATGCCCCTTTCTAAAAAATGTATGAGGCTGAGAACTGTCATAGTGTTCAAATGTAATGTAGATATAGAACACGAATTATATTCGAGATGGTATAGTGAAAACGCATAGGCTCTTTCCCACGATTGTATATGAGTTCAATTACGATAAGAACGAGATGGTGCGGCGAATAGTTCGTGAAGACTGCATGAACTATGTTGTTGATGGAAAAGCGAACGAAATCACCAATCCATTTCTACACCAAAATGAAAAACTAATTGAGTTCTATTTTTATATCTCTCAGTGCGTTAGAAAGTGCATAGAGCAACAACATGTTGATCCTAGCAAAGTGAATGTTTATATCACGAAGAGTTATTTCAACGTCATGAACACAGCTTGCGGACCGCATCACCACAGAGACTCCGACCTTTCCTTTGTGTATTATTGTAATATCCCAAATGATCATGATAAAGAAATACGGTTCTACACCGAAAATAAACCAGAGTTCACAAGTGGGTTTTGTGAAACCTATGGGGTAACAAAGTGGGATATCGATAACTCAATGAGTTGGGGATTTGTTCCGACCGAGGGTGAATTATTGATCTTTCCTGCAGCACTCAGCCATGGTGTTGGCGAAAGAGATTACTGTCCAACTATTGAAAAAATTTACAACCCCGACCAGTTTATGCAGTATAGAGTTTCTATTGTGGGCGATATCATCCTAACATTTTCTGATTCTTTCAGAACAGATAAGACTCACGGTAATTTTTCACCAGATCAATGGAGAATGTTTAGTGGATAATTGGGATGAATATATGAACTTCAAATGTAGCCAGATAGAAAAGAAGTTTCGTCACACATATCTTTATCGGAACGGAAAGGCTCCGCTGTTTGAACGAGCTGGCTTTGATGGTATTGATAACACAGTTAAAATACCGAAGTCATATGAAGAATGGTTATCCCTTTACAAAGAGTGATCTGTGAGATATAATGTGATAAATATAAAAGGAGTTTATGAATGGTCGTGAAGGCAGGTAAAGTATGGGGTCAAACAGAGGCAATACTACAAAACCCAGTAGTAGAGTTCCACAGGATCTCAGTTCAGGCTGGGTATCGATGCTCGACACACAAGCACTCTTACAAATGGAATGGTTTCTATGTCGAGACAGGCGAATTAGAGATTCACGTCATAAAGAACGATTACGAGTTGACGGACGTCACAGTCTTAGGACAAGGACAGTTCACAACAGTAAGACCAAACGAATATCACTACTTTGTTTGCACGCAAGATTGTGTAGCTTTCGAGATATACTATCCAGAACTCCTCAGCGAAGATATACAACGACAGAACGTAGGAGGCGCAGCATAGAAATGGATATTGCGAAGGAGCTTGATATCATCACACCTGTTAAGTTCAGAGAACTCCTTGAGGAAAAAGTTACCCAAGACAATGTCACTTATCTCGATGCGATTGTTGATATTTGCGAAAGAACCGGATTAGAAATTGAAAGTGTTCCGCGAATGCTCAATATGAAAACAAAAAAGATTCTTCGCAATGAAGCGACTAATTTGAATATGTTAAAGAAGAAAGGTGCAAGGTTGCCTGTATAGATGGAAGGGTTGAGATCCTATCAGAAATATCTCGCGATAAAACTACACTTTACAACAGATTACGATTATTTTAAATATGGCGGCAAGTCAAGATCTGCTTCTGCTAGCTCTTTCGAAAAAAGAAAGGATGTCATATTCTTTCGTAGAATCGAGCGTCGTTACTCTGATGAGGAGTTGACTGATTATTTTGTTGCGAACTTTGTTGAAGATTCTACTTCGAGATGGATTGGTGACCTTTCCTCGCTCAAGTCCGAAAAGACATATGCAGCTTGGAAACGTAAAATTGAATCTTTTGGCTATGAGTTCAAAAACGAAATGATCAGTTTGCGGGATATCTCTGATAACCCTGCCAACTTATGGCGTGTAGAATCCAATCAACACCCGAAGGTTCTACAGCTTTATCTGGCTAGCAAGTTAAGCATTGAGTCAATGCTGGCTACGAACCGTGTTCTGAAATATATACCTATGTGGGATAAAAAGATCGAGGAACAATTTATTTGGCCAGATATATCTAAGAGGCTGAAAAAGTATGATAGCTTTCTTAGATTGGATACAAATAAAATAAAACAAATAATGAAGGAGGTCTTTCATGAATCTTGAAGTAGAATCTTTTGCGGGCGAGCTTCGCCAGCTGAGAGAAGAAAACAATAGGCTAAAGATGGAGGTGTCACAACTAAGAGAAAAGGTACAAGTTTCGGAAGAGAAAAAATATGCCGAACTTCTGACGGAGTCCGACAAATTTTACTAAATAACACGATATCATGTGTTATGTGGATAAGACGATTATACAACGAATATACGGAGAATACAAATGAACGATACATTTGCCGCGCTCAAGCGGGAGCGCACCACTTCTTTCGACAAGCTCACTAAAGAGGTCGAAAAACTTTCTAGCAATAATCAGCAGAATAGAAACGAAGACGATCGGTACTGGAAGCCAGAGACCGATAAAGCTGGCAATGGCTATGCTGTCATTCGCTTCCTACCTGCACCGCAAGGCGAGGATGTTCCTTTCGTGCGTATCTGGAACCATGGCTTTCAGGGTCCAGGAGGCTGGTACATTGAGAACTCTCTGACTACGATTGGTCAGCAAGACCCAGTCGGTGAGTATAACTCAAAGCTCTGGAACTCTGGTAACGAAAGCGATAAAGATATCGTGCGGAAGCAAAAGCGTCGCCTCACTTACATCTCAAATATCTACATCGTGAGTGACCCATCTAACCCTCAGAACGAAGGTAAAGTTTTCTTGTACAAGTATGGCAAGAAAATCTTTGATAAGATTAATGAGCAGATGAATCCTACTTTCCAGGATGAAACTGCGGTGAATCCTTTCGATCTTTGGGAGGGTGCTAACTTCAAGATGAAGATTCGTCACGTAGAGGGATATCGCAACTATGATAAGTCTGAGTTCGATCTACCAACCCCTCTTCTTGAAGATGATGATGAAATGGAAAAAGTGTGGAACTCACAGCATTCACTTGCTGCGTTTATCGCACCCGACCAGTTCAAGTCGTATGACCAGCTCAAAGCTCGGCTCGATCGAGTGCTCGGTTTGAAAGCTGGTGCTGCTTCTCGTGATGAAGATGTTCGTCAGGATACTCCTCCTGCTCCAGTCGCTGAGCCAACTGTTGGTAAATCAGCGAAGGCATCTTGGGATGATAACGAGGATGACGACAATCTCGCCTTCTTCGAAAAACTCGCCGAAGACGACGAATAATAATGGTGGGGAGCTTCGGCTCCCCATTCATTTGATATGGCTACAATAATCCCTAATATATTATCACTCGAAACATTACAAATCGTTTCTAATAATATAGAGCTTCTAAGCGCAGCTGAGCGTGAGGAGGGTTTACAAAACGAAGATATGGTCGGTGGAGCTTGGAGTTGGTATGGGTTGTATATCACAGACTCTATTCTAATGCACATACAATCTAAAGTACAACAAGCAATAAATAAAAATCTTCACCCAACATATTCATTCACCAGGATATACTATGAAGGTCAATCTTTACATCGTCACGTGGACAGAAACGCGTGTGAAATATCTGTTTCGCTTCCTGTCAAATTTGATAAGCCATGGGCGATATACATGGACGGGATTCCTTATACCTTAGATTTGGGTGAGGCTGTAGTATATAATGGTTGTAAAGAGTGTCACTGGCGTGAACCGTATACAGGTCAAAAAAGCATACATGTTTTCTGCCATTATGTAAATGCTGATGGACCATATGCTCATCTAAAAAATGATGATCGATTGAACTTAGGTGGGATAGGTAAAAAGTATGACGACGAACTTATGCAGTCGTGACCAGTGATTTAGCCATCGCTTTGCCGAATGTTGGATCCGGATTCATAGTTCTTGCGACTAAACTTTTTAATCTCATAGTTTCGGTATTCCTACCATCTGCCAGGCTATCAGCTCTAGCGTTATCATTTCCAGCTATATCTATTTCCTGACCAGTTGCATTTACCACTGTTGAACCTGCCACTTCGGCACTACTCCCATCATCAGCTGCAGCGATCGCGCTCAAATCAT